CTTTACTTCTTTTTCTTAATTGAGCTCTAGCAGAGATTTCTTTACTTTTCTCTTTTTTGAGAGCTCGTAGGTCTTTTATTAAGTCCATACTTTCTCCTTTTAAAAGAGCGTTTCTTCAACCTTGATGGTTTACTTCCGTCCGTTTTAGGATAAACGATTGTATTATTATTTATATCTTTTTCAATTAGCTTACGGAAATAGATGGTGAGTGGTGAGTTGGGTTGATAGGAGGTGTATTCGCTTCGCTTTTTGTACAAAGTTTATTTTTATTTATAAACGAAGTACCTTATGTGCAAACCATTTTAAGAATCTTTTAATATAACCATTTACCCATTTATTCATTGCCCAACGAAAGACTCTTACAACTATTAATATAGGACTTGATAATACGTCAAAAGCAATTAGACCTACATCAACAGAGAAGTCAATTACATTATCTGTTGTACAAGCCTTCTTCCATCTTTCTTTTATTGTAGGTTTCATTATTCAGAGATAAGAATATAAACACCACCAGCTGGTGTCATCTTCTTTGAAACAAAGTAACACCAAGTATAGTGTTCTGTTCTTTTTTTAGGCGTATCAGGTAATACTAGGAAACTGTATAGATAAGAAGCAAAGTTACAAAATCTTTCTTTTGTATTATTATCTGCACTCTTGTAAGCATTTAAAACTTCTTGTAAACTTTTAAACTTCACAGATAATTTAGCTGGTGTATATTTACTATAAACCATTTTTATTTCATTTAATGCTTTACTTTCATCCATTGATAAATTTACTTTATTACCATTTCTTAATGTGTAGTTATATTTCTCTTTTACAAAAGCCACATAACCTTTAGCGTCAATAGCACCAGCAAATGATTTGGCGCCTTCATTACGTCCTTCTAAAGATAATGATTGTACACGTTGACCACCTTTGAAACCAAGACGTGCACCAAATCCACTATTAGTATAAACCATACAGTTGTTAAAGGTTTGTGTAATCTGTGCATACTTATGAGCAAAGTCCATATTTAAATCTTCTGCTTTATCTAAATTCAATGTCATCTGTCTTGCTGATGGTGTTAACACTTGTTTAAGAGATATACCAATTAAATCTTTTTTCTTAAATGCATCTTTTAAATGTGCATTTAACTCTGCTGTTGTTTTAGACTTTAATATATTGTCAAATCTAAAACCTTTCTTAATCATCCATACATCACCAGGATTCCAGTTATCGGCTAATAACTTTGTTAACGTATTAGCGTGCTTGTACATTGGTTTGGTTAATTTGTCTTGTTGTCTTTCATAATCATAACCTCTTAACTTTGCACTACCAAAATTCTTACTAAATGAAAGTTGTAAAGCCTTTAATTGTTTCAATGCACTTTCGTAATACATCTTATCATAGTATTCGTGTAAATTAGAAGGCAAACAATCATAGGCAAAATCTTCATCTACAGTTTTACCATTTTCCATATATTGTTGAATCACACACATTGAGATTAATTCTTTAGCAGTGGTTGTTTCTTTTGTTTTACTACGACCTTGTTTACCAAAGTGATTAAACGTAGCATTAAACACACTGTCACTTCCATAAAACAATATACACTTGTTTTTTTCATCTATCATATATTCGTGTGTTTTAGCATCTGTTAAATGTATTACCATATCTGGACGTTGTTTTCGTTTAGTCATAACAAAGATAGACTTACCAGGTTGATAACCATATTTCATTATCTCTTTTTGTGTATCTGCGCTGACGGCAAGTTTATCCTTTAGAACAACCTTGTGTCCTTCGCCGTATTTTGGATTATTTAATATATGTGCCATATGGTGCAGTTATATCATATTTATAGAGAAAAGTCAATGCTGAATACACTCCGAGAATCTTGCTCGCTGGCTAACCATAAATCTTCTTAAATAAGGCCCTAAACTTCTCATACCAATACTTACCAGAATCTCTTAATATCTCATTGCTGTTTCTTAATCGTTCTAATTTACGAATCAATAGCTTTCGTGTAGTTTTAGGAATAGTCGTCTTTGTTTCACTTATACGTTCAATCTTTGATATAACATTGTCAATGTCCGTACAAGTATAATCTGGTACTTTCGGAGCACGTTTCTTAATATCTTTGATAGATTTGAATTTGGGCATAGTTTATAGTCCTTTTATATAACCAGCCTTTTGAGAGGAAAATATATACGAAAAAATTTTGTGTTGATTTTGTATAGTATTATTTATAAGATAAAGCCTTACTTTAAGTGGTACTCTGAGTTTCTCTGCCAACCCTACAAGGCTATATATAATATTAAAAATTTTAACACACTAAAGATACTAGATGCTAATATATGCCGATGCCGTTACTTGATTTTATAGATTACGGCTAGCTATTACTATTTAACTGGCCACCCTTATGGATTTAAATCTATCTGGTTTGCTCTTATTGTTCTATTGCCTGTGGTGTTGCTGGTGTGCTGGCCTTCCACTGTTTCTGATACAGAGCCGGCCACCGTTACATTCATATTGCCACCAACCTTTAAATTATAATCACCAGCACTGTTTACGTTTACTTTGCCTTTTACTGTGACTACGTTTATGTCGCCATCATCTACTTGTATATTGATATTAGCGTTGGCTCCTATCTGTATGTCATAGTGATTGTTTAATGTTCCACTCTTATTGATATACAGCTTATGGTGGCCGTCAATTGATATGTCGCTATTGCCTGTAATAGAGCTATAGCTATTGTCATCAGTAATTGTATATTTGTCACCCTTTGTTAATTCTACAACTGTGCCGTTAGGATGAAATTCATATGAGCTCCCTGTTCTGTGACGTAGGTGTACTCTTTCGTGTCTTATCTCATTATCTGTATTTGGATTCGTTGGCGGCGTGTCATCAAACTCCAATAGATGGCCTGATTCGGATTCATATACGTTATTGTATGGATAGACAGCTGCGTATGGTATAGCCGGCTGATCCCACGTTGTATTATCCGATGCAGCCATAATAGAACCATCTGCAGCCGTAGTGATATTAAAGTCTGCACTAGGCACATTTAACACTCTTGTGGCTTCTCTTAATGTCAAGCTGAGATGGGGATTGGCTGCGTCATTTACTGCAAGTCTGTTGACATCTGGCTCATTCTTGTGCTTAGGATAAATTCCATTTGGATCATAGAAGCCTTTTGATGGCTCGGCTAATTCGCTTGGTTTCCCTGGCAACGATCCCATAACCACAGCCTCATTACGTTCATTATCTCTAAAGTATCCCATCACCCAAGAGCCTTCAACTAAACTATGATTACTCCAGCCAATGCCATTAATCCCACTAGACGTAACCGGCAACATACATTGAGACCAAGGCAATCTATTTGTAGGCAGTGTAGTTTTATTATCAGTATGCGTCCCTAATATACGAACACGCACACGGCCAGATTTAAGTGGATCGCTTCGGTCCTCCACCACACCAACCCACCAGATAAATTTACTTCCTAAAAACTCACTCATATTGAAACTCCTCTGCCGATAGGCCGTTCGTTAAGACTGCTTGGCTTTGCACTATTTTTAACCATTTTAATTAAGCCTACGCACAGCTCGTTATATTGTGTATTATGTATATATGTGTACGCATCTCGGCCTTTATCATTGAAAATACACTGATTAGCGCCGATAATATGTGATCTAAGCAGGCTTCCGTAGCCTTTGTGATATGTTGAGAGAACCATTATGAGTATCTTATCTACATAATACTTACATAGTTCTTTCTTCGTTCTTGTATTGTTCTTACCGTTCATAAGTGTTTTATCTCTCATTTCTTGCCGTCTATAGCCACCTTCATAGCCCGAGCGATTCTCGGTGATTATCCCATTATTTTTGGATTGTGACCATCTACGAGTAATTCATCTATCGTATATTGGTTAATAACTCCTCTGTCTTCTTTTTCTTTGCCAGTAAACGTATCTATTACTTCGTCTGGATATGCTGTTCTTACGGCGTCTTTACATACTTCTACGTTCATTATATGCTTGTTAAACGTAGGTGAAATTTCGTGGTGGATAGTAGATACTAGGTATCTTCCACTCATATATGGGTCTGTATCTAATGGATTGCCATCGTCTGCTGGGGTAAATGCAGGCAATACTACTGATACTAAATCACCACAAGATAACCCTGTAAATCCATTTAGTGTCAGTTCTAATTTAAATGATTCAAACGCCATCTTTTGTGACATTCTTTTTTGATGTGTTACTTTACTGTCAAAACCTGCAGTGCTTTCAAATTTGTTTGATGTATCTGATTTATATACTAATACACCTTCTGGATAATCTGATACAAACTTCTGGTCTTCTACATTAACCATAGGCGCAATTGATTTATACTCTGTCTTGCCTCCGTCTTGTCCGTGTTCTGTATGGAAAGACTTCTCATATTCGTTATGATAGTCAAAGTCTATAACATCAAACTTTTTACTAAATGCATCGTGTGATATTAGACGACTAGCATATACACCATTACGGCTGTTCTTCAATGTGTTTGTTTGTTCTATGACTTTGTAATCCATAATCACTTGCATATCTGATATTACATCTTTGTTACCTTTTTCATCTCGTTGTCCGATTGTCTTGTATTCGTATCTAGCAACAACTGGTCTAGCGACAGCGTTGGTACCAGCGAGTAATGATTCATACGATTTAAAATTGTAACCATAACTTGTTTCATAGAACATATAACCAGCGTTGTGGTGTTTCTCACTTTGTGCTTTCTTACTTAATAAGTCTATTGCTTCGTGTGGTCTTACTCTCGGACACACAAAATCAAATACACCTCTTGTTGGTTCTACGAATAAATCTTTTTGTGAATTGAAACCATCTTTATCTCTTACTATGTCAGTCACCATATCTGATATATTAGTTTGATATGGTTTTACACACCTCACTCTTTCGTTTCTTATCATCTCTTTTGAACAGAACATCAATTGGTATATCATAGTACCTTGTTGTTCTAAATTCTTTCTATTTTTTACAGCATAGATATGCATAGGGTGACCTGTCTTATCTCTAAAGTCAAAGCCTTTACCCATTGATGGTGTGTGTACAGAAAATTCTATACGTTCAAATCCTGTAATAGGTAATTTCATTAACAAGTTCTGTGCATCAATTAAGATTAAGCTACCAGATAAATGTTTGTTGAATATAGACTCGTATATGTTTATCTCTGTGACTAGAGTTTTGATAGATATTTTCTTTGGTATATTATCACCATCTACACTCTGGTAGGATACAAGGCGAATATCGTTGATTGTAAAATCGCCTGGTCTATTTAATTCGTTTGGATTGATTTTTGCATACATATTATTGACTTATCAATGATTGAAATTCCTCTAAAAGTGCAGGCAATACACCTGGACTTAATAATCTAATTTGTCTTTTCTTAAATTGTTCTCTGTCTTCGTATTCTCTATTTGATACTACCAGTGAGCCTACGTCTGTACTCTTACATTCTATTAGGTGTGAGTAATCTGGTGATGTTTGTGGTCCACTTGATTGTACTTTTTCATAATGGTGTATACCATCTGCATTATCGTATTTCTCTCCCATCATTTTCTCAAATTCAAATGTTGTTAGTGGCCAACCATAATATCTATCTGTTACATTGTTCAACATAAGTATAACCCAATGTAATTCAGAGTTACCATAAAACTTGAATGCAATACTTTCTGGTGTGTCACCATCTGTCACATCATAACTATCGTATAGACTAGCTTCATCTTTTATTTTTGCTCTAACTTTTACACGCCTCATTAGGTCGGTAACTATTTTAGGATTACCGTCACCCTTTAAATCGTAATAGCCTTTTGGGAACATAGAAAAATACATTAAAAGCCTTCTGTTATTTTCTGTTTGGTCATTACCTCTGTCTCACTAAACGTCAATGTCATTTTTGTAAGTGTAGGAAATGCACCTCTATCATCAGCAGAAAATGTAGTAAATACACCTTCTGGTGATTGGTCAACTTCCATAGTCTTTAACACGCATCTACTGATCTTTGGTATATAACCATTTAGTTTATCCATATACATATATGTCAACTGAAATTCTGATGGTACTCTAAAGTAATCAGATCCAGCTAATGTTTCTGGTTGCATATGAAATTTAAATAGTTTGATAATTTTATCTACATTATCTAATTCTGTTTGATTTTTAGGTGCAAATTCAAATGTGAAATTAAACTCTCTCATTGGTACACTCTTAAACACCATTTCCATATTAGGATTTCTAGCTCTACCTAATGACTTGTCAATAACAGCATTTAGATCACCAACGCCTGGTATCAATGTCAATGCTGTATTCAATGCATCTTTTAATAGATCACCACTTATACTCCCCACAGTATCCAACATACCTGAAAATCCCTGTTGTACAGCAAATCCTGCTTTACCTGTTTCTACCTGATCGTAATTGGCAGCATAGGTTGTCTTTACTTGTGGTGGAGTATAAAGTATTATAGAATCTGTAACGTGATTGTGTGTGTTGTTTCTTTTGTTAATTCCTGTGTTGACTTTGGTTAATCTGTTTAATACACCTCTGTCCTTAAAATTCTTAGCAGTACTGTTTCCTTTTTCACCTACAATATCACCTGTTAGATCACTGCCTAGATTAGGTGACTTGATATAATTACCATTTTGAAATGTACCACTTTTGAATTGTGAATGCTTTAACATTATTATATCAAATATCATATAGTGCCCAGCACCTAAATTTGATATTTCTGTTGGGTAATAAACTGTACCATATTCATATGGGTTTTGTTTGATTACTGCTGTAGGTGTATCATCACTTATTTCCAGTGGTGATTTATTTAACAATTTAGCCGCAGCTAGATTTGTTTGTGCATTGTTCTTAGCGCCATCTATAAAACCAGATATACTTGATGAGAAACCACCTACTAGATTTGATAGATTAGACTTGACAACGCTTGAAATTTTACTTTTAAAATTCATAGATAAATATCCTTACAGAGTATATTTATATGAAATACAGAAGAAGTTTTAAAGGTTTATATAGACCCACGCACCCAAAGAAATACATTGGTGATTCAAATAGAATAGTATATAGGTCATTATTAGAGAGAAGACTTATGGTTTATTTGGATAAAACTGATGATATTATTAGTTGGGCTAGTGAAGAAATGTCTGTAATTTATCGTTCACCTATTGATAAGAAAAATCATAGATACTTTCCTGACTTTTTATGTAAGACTAAAAGTGGTGAAAAGTATATGATAGAAGTAAAACCATCACGTCAATGCAAGAAACCAAAAACGCCTAAACGTAAAACTAAAAGTTTTATGAGAGAGCAATTTGAGTGGATTAAAAATCAAGCCAAATGGCAAGCAGCAATGTCCTTTTGTGAAGATAATAATATGAAATTTAAGATTATGACAGAGAAAGATTTAGGTGTTACTTTTTAAACTTCTAAACCACCATTTAATATATTAAATGTTCTATCGTTATTGTGTGGTGAATTAGCCACCATTGTTTCTGATTTACTTGAATTGATTACATTGTTAGGTGCTATGTTTGTAAGTATTGTTTCCATAGACTTTTGTGCATCACCTTCAGGTACCATATATTTTAGATTTTGTGGTTGTAAATCCATTGTAGAACTGATAGGTTTAAATCCTGGTTTATATTCACCTTTTATAAAATCATAGTTTTCTGAGTTTCTAATTGTAGCGTCACCATCTTGGTTCTTTATTCTTTCATTCTTTTGAAACTCTGAACTGATTGTTGGTGCATTACCATCATCAAATGCGTCCATAGGCATTTCTGAATTAGTAAATTTTTCTGCTTCTGCTAACTTCTCTGCCTTCTCTTTTGGTGTTTCATCTCCTCCACCTATAAGACTAAATGGCCATATTGATTTTAACTTCTTAAACAAAGCAATAACACCTACAATAGCAGCAGTGATACCTATAAATGCTATAATGATAGGTAATAATGTTCTACTCATAAATGCAAATATCTTTGTCAAACTTCCTAATGGTTTGAATAAACCTGCAAATGATCTACCCAACATCATAGTTTGATCTTTTAATTGATTGAATGCTTCCATTGGCGCCATCAATGTTTGTCCAAACGTTGCAGTGATTGGTCTTAATATCTCTGGTCCAGATTCACCTCTTAAAAATCTACCTGCGCCTTGAAGAATTCCACCACGTTCATCACCCTCGCCTTGTTGACCTGTTAAATCTTGTCGTCTTTCTTCTAAAAGCTCTTTGCTTTCTGTTATCTTCTCTTGTTTAGAGATGATACTTTCTGACTGTCTCTTTGTCAGTTTTTCTTCTCTTAATAGTTTTTCTCTATCTTTTATAAACTGTTTCTCTACATCTCGTTGTAATTTCTCATCTCTCTCAAGCTTTTTAACTTCTTCTTTGTATTGTCTATTAGTCAATACTCTGATTTCTAATTCTTTCTTTTGTTGATTTTCAACAACTTTGGTTTGTATACCTTTTTCTCTTAATATTTCTCGTTCTTTGTTAACAGCTAATATGTTTTCTTTTCTTGCCTCAAATGCTTTTCTTAATCTATCAAAATTATTACCTAGTCGTTGACTAAATTGAAATAGATTTATACCAGTCTTATCTACTATTTTTTGTAATCTGTCAAGTGCATTTTCGTAATTCTTGTCAGAACCTTTAGCAAAGGTTTCAGATATTTCTTGTAACTCATTTGTAATATTAGGTATAGCAGATAACATTGATGTAGATACTGTCTTCTCAGCTGCAGCAGTTATAGATGTGCCTATACTTGTAAAATATTTACCTAAATCTAAATCAGATATTTTAGCATTTAATGCATCACGGAATGTTTTAAAAAACTCTTTTTTCTGTTCTTCATCCATTACGTTCTTAGCATTAACCTGTTCCGGTTGTACCGTAACTTCTAAATCTTTATCTAAATCTGAAACCTTAGCCATTTATTAATCTTTGTTTTTAACTTTTGATGGTTTACCATTAACATATATTGCAAACCAACCAGCGCCTGCGCCAACTACTACTGACACTAACCCTGCTTGTGCGTTGTTAGGATTCTCTAACATCATAAACCAATTGATTACATCTAAAAATGCCCAAGCATAAGCGACCATTAATAGACGTGGTACTAATCTCCAGTTTGACATCAATTCAGGTATCTCTACCTCAATAAAGTGCCATAATTGTTTTATACCATATTTTATACCAGACCAACCTGATCCGAATAAGTTTTTAATTCTTTGTATCATTTATTAGCGTTCCTTCTCTTTTCGTTTTCTTCTTTTATATAATTTATTAACATATTGACATATATGTCCCTTTCCCAAGGTATCATATTCTCAAGCTCGCTTAAACTATATTTATGATGTTGCACAAGGGCAAAATTGGTTTCAAATATGGCCTCTAGGGAATTGTGTGAGAGGCTTACCCGAAAAAATCTTGTAACCCTTGCAGGGTCACTGTACTCTTTACCTTTGTGTTAGGATTTTCTACCTCTATCACTTGTTTTAATTTTGGCATTGTATCAAAAAATTTCTTTATTTTTACAAAACTATCCTGTGTCATAGTTTCAACAAATTCTTTGATTTCTTCTGGTGTAGTATCTTTTGCTGGGTATATCTTATCGCCTTCAAATATATGGTCCACACAATCTATCAACACTGTAAATACGTTATCTACATCATTTGTGTTAATGTCTTTCCCTACTGTGTAATTCTTAAGCGTTGGATATCTCAACACCATACCTAGTTTTCTACTTTCGTCTACCACAATTTTATTTGTGTGGTTTTCTTCCACATGCACTTCTACTTTAGATAAGTCAACTTTTACATCTGCATATGTTTTATTGTCATCTGGACAAATAACCTTGAAATCAGCAACTTCACCCACAGATTTGGCACGAATATTTAAAAACAAATATTCTATATCAAATAAAGGTAAACTGTCTACGTTCAATGTGTTAAATGTACAAGCGTTTATGATCTCTTTTACTGCATTGACCATCTCTGCATTGTTTTTGGATTCCATTGCAACAAATAAAATTTTTTCTTCTTTGACTAAAAAAGGTCTAAACTTAACTTTTTTATCTTCAGAAGGTAATGTCAATTCATAAGTTGGCACATCCACTTTTGGTAATGTCATTATAACTCCTTATTATATATTTAGAGGTGGGAAGTTAGGGAATGGTGGAAATACTCTTCCACCAGTAATGCCACCAATAGGTAATCTTCGTTTGATACCTTGTAACACTTCTGTTCCAGCTCTTCTTAACTCTGGTGGTAGTTTACCGAGTAAACCACCAAAAGGACCACCACCACTTTTCACTGTTACATCTCTAAAGTTTGGTGTTCCTAATTCTACTTGTCCTGCTTTATCAATAAAGTAATTAACCCAATTTCTATATTCAAACGATACACTAAAAGTTTGTATCTCGTTTGCCGTATGAGCATAATCTACTTTACTAACAATTTTAGGAAAACAATCAAACAATTTAACTCCATAGGTTACATCATCTCTTTCGTTTCTACTCTCAAAACTACCTAACTGAAATATATTCATATCAGATACATAATTGTCATAGAAATTAAAGTTATGTGTAGTATTACTGTATGCAGCATTCTGCCACATCTCAAAATAACTACGTTCTCTCATAAACTTATCTGCATAAAACGTGGCATCTATACTTGTTGCCTTGTAGTCATATGCAAATCTTCTTGGAGGACCATTGTGTTTGATTTCTTTGGTCTGAATTTCTTTCTCTGGCATAGATATAGAATTACAAAATGCTTGTACTCGTCTAGCATTAGCCATTTGTACAGCATTCATCTCGCCTTGTTGTTTGAATGCCATTTGTTGTTCTACAGATGTACCACTTACTTCATTGTTCTCATCACCAGCATTTACACCTGTTATTGGAATACTTTTTGGTAAGTAAAACTCAACATAATATCTTGCCTTACGTGCAAATCCCTCACTCTCATTAACCATAGCTTGAAATCTACCCATTGTAGTTTCAGGATTACCACCAGCTCGTTGTTTAAATCGTGCATCGTTATTGACATTATCTAAGCTTCTATCTCTAGGTAAACCTATTCTAATATCAAAACCACCAATTCTTTTACCACCTCTTAATATTGCCATTACTCCATTGCCTCTCTGGTTTGTCTATAAACACTTTGTGCAGATGCTTTTTGAAACCTTTGTACAGGTAGATATATTGCATATGCCGCTTGTGTTAAATCTACTTTTAAGAACCTTGACCTAACGTGGTTAAACAGATACTTTTTTATTATTGGTTTGACCTCTGGTATATTCTTCACTCTACTTAAATTTACGTTCAATAGTGTTTTGTTATCAATACGTCTTTTATTTTTAAAACTTTCTAATCTTTCTAATAATCTAAATCGTTGTAATGGTGCTAGATAATGAAAGTTTATTCCAGCAAACCCACCAGGTATAACATCTAAAGGTAATACTAATGGATATATGTCATAATAAGGTAAAGTCTTTTTATACTTTGGGTCATAATAAAATAAGTTCAATAATCCAATGTTTGGTCTATTAGTTAGTATACCATCTTGCATCATTTTGTTTGCAGTTACTCTGGTACCTAGTTTCCGAACAGTGTTTCTATACCATTCAGCTGATCTATCTATACCACCATCTCTAGTGTTAATTCTATCTAATATATTGGCCATTGTATATATTTATACATAAAAAAAGGGATGCCCATTGCTGGACACCCCTTAAAGTAAATGTAATTTGAGAGAGATTACTCGTCTTCAGCTAATTTACTAAAATAAGACAACGTATCGTCATCATCATCGCTAGCCGAAGGAGCACTTACAGGTTTACTTTTAACTGAACCGTTGGTTTGAGGAGGGAGGTCTACATTTTCCACCGTTTCAGCTTTTCTAGTACCTGAAATAACCCTAATCAGTTTCTCTTTGAGTTCATCATAGGTTTTAAAATTATCAGGTGCCAAGAAAGGTTTTAGAGCATACTGTTTTTCCCAAATAGTTTTGATAGCGTCATCACTATCAGCAACTTTTGCTACAGCTTCAAACTCAGATTTGTCATAATTCCAATATCCATCAACTTTTCTGATTTTTAATTTAAAGTTTGCACCTTCCCAAAAATCAAATGGGTTGATAGCCTTCTCATCATCAAATGCAGGACTCATTTTCTCAGCAATCTTATCAAATATCTTTTTACCGAATTTGAATAATTTTACTTGTCCCTCATTTTGAGGATTTTTAGGATCACTAACCACTAGTATGTTTGCAAAGTAAGATAGTTTTCTTTTTCTCTTTCTAGCAATCTCTTTGTCAGATTCAACACCAGTATTCCATAGTCTAGTATTTTCTTCTGACACAGGGTCTTTTTGATTTAAAGTTGTTAGTGAGTTTTCTATATACCAACCACCTGTTCCTTGGAATGCGTGTGACCATACTCTAGTCCACGGCATATCTTCGCCAGAAACTGCAGGTAAAAATCTAATAACAGCATAGCCATTACCAGTTTTATCTAACTCTGGTTTCCAGATTCTTTCGTCAGTATATTTGTCTTTGGATTGATTGTCGTTGTTATCTAATTTTGATTCTATTGCTTTGGTAAGTTTCTCAAAATTACTTCTGCTTGTTTTTAATGTTTCAAAGTCCATATTCGTATTCTCCTTGTATTATTGTATTTGTGTTACCTGTATAATCGGTATCATTATTATTTATAAGAGTAAAAGGTTCTATTTTTGATTTTCTTTCCACTTCTTATGATCTTTAGCCCACTCCTCAGCTGATATACAAGGTTTAGGTAATGATTTTTTTATCATATATTCCCTAGTTCTGGCACTTGTTTTATCAATCCAATTTAGTAAACTGTATATTATTCCGTCAAACATATCTCATTATACTACATCTGACACAATCTGTCAAGTGCATTTCGGTTTATATACTTCAAGTTCTTTACTTCGTTCCATTCTTCTATAGGTGTATTCATTTTATCTCTACCATCATTAAATTCATTGACTTTATAGAACATTATATCTGGATTCCAATTCATCAAATCACGCCATTGTCTAATCCAATTAACGCATGGAGTAGGACTATGTTCTTCGTGTACATAATATTGTGAACCAGCATATAAATTATTTACTTTATTAGTACCACTGTATAAATCGTGGCCTACCATATAAATCTCTTTTGGTTTTTCTCTTTTGACAGCAATGAAACCTGATGTAGGTCCAGCAGACCAACCATAGTCGTGGCTTATACCATCTGGTTTACACATAAGTTCTTTTAAGTCTTTTACTTTATCATCTGATCTAGTCCAACTAACACATAAAGATGCATGGTTTACTTTTTTTTCTTTTATATGCTTTTCACCTTTTGTTCTAGTTAGAACATTTATTATGCCTTTAATTTGTGCGCCGTGCATAACAAATTCTTCTTCAGTTGTTTTCTTATTTACTCTCACTACATCCCATTCTTTTGCTTTATCTAATTCATCTTTTGTTAATCCACTATAAATTAAATTGTCGTGTGCATGGCCAGGTAACTTTGTCCAATCTCTAAAGTAACAAGGTGTAGAATAACCAAAACCACTATGATATATCTCGTGCATAATACCGTGGTCAACAGCAACTAATACATCTGGTGTCCAATCACGGTATATGGCATTACATCCATACATTGTAAAATATAATGATAACTTATCAAGGTCTAAACCTTTTCTACTATTTCCGTTGCCTAAACAAATAACCCTTTGATCCCTACTTGCCATTAACAAAAACCTCTTTCATAATTAGTTTACATTGTGTTTGATTGTAACTCATAAATGGTTTTAATTTAATAATTTTATTTTCCCAATGAGGCCAAACAACTCGTTCTTTAATTTCTTTATTCCAATTCTTACAATACGATAAGATATTATCCAACACGACTGCCGTCTGTATTCTGATTTTTTTCTGAAGCAATAATCGTAGAAGTCGTGGATGTTGGCCTTTGTGTACGAGTAGACCACTATCAAAAGAAATACCAGAAGTGCCAAAGTCATCAGCAAGGAATACACAGTCACTTCTAAAATTGTATTCAAAAGCCTCTTTGACTTTTCTATATTCCAAGTAAACTTCCTTACCATCATTTCTTAATAAACTCCCAACCCATTTCTTACTATCTGCCAAGAAGTTAGATACAAAAAAATCTAGTATGTTATCTTTACTATACATTGTACTTAACTTATGAAAAAAGTACCTGTCGTTTCTTTTTGTAAAGGTATCTAACTTACAATTTACCTTACCACCATATTTATAGTAGTCATATGTATCGGTAGTAAAATGGAGTTTGACTGCCATATATATTTTAAATACATCAAATCCACCATACATTATACAGGCAATACTCCAGTCTTTGGTAAGAAATTTAACTTTTGTGCTTCCATTTCTATTTTTTGTTTTAATGTTTTACTGATTAATGGTTTTACCGTACCAACATCAATATCATTTTCTTCACAATACCATATGATTGCATCCATATATGTTAAATCTCTTTTTTCTCTTATTATTTTTTCTATTTCTAAACTAAATTCTTTACTATTCATTTTTATCCTGCATCTAAAACTATTGTGGGTGGCTTCACGCTAGCTTCACCACCCTGCCAATTGACATTCTCATTATATCACTATATTGAATTTGAGTCAAGTGCTGATGATTGTAAATACTTCATTATATGCTCTGGTGTAGAGACAGTATAAGGGTCATCATCATCGCTGAAGTCATTAAATCCTGGTTCTTCAAAACATTGTTCTACTCTACCATCATTAATTACAGCTGAATACCTCCAACTTCTCATACCAAAACCTTGTTTAGGTTTGTTTACCAACATACCCATTGATCTCGTAAACGTACCACATCCATCTGGTATCATTTTGACATTCTTTATACCTAAATCTCTAGCCCAAGCATTCATTACAAATGCATCATTCACAGAGATACAATAAACATCATCTATACCTTGATCTTTGAATTGTTGATACATTGCATCATAACTTGGTAGTTCTTGTCCTGAACAGGTTGGTGTAAAGGCGCCAGGCAAACTAAACAATACTACCTTCTTACCTTTAAATAATTCATCAGTGGAAACATCTTTCCATTCCCCACCAATAAACGTACAACCACCTTTTTCTTCTGAATCACCTACTCTAAATTTAAATGTGTGATCTATTATATTCCACTGGTTCATATTATACTCCTATATAAATGCCTGTTTCTGTTGCTAGGTACAGGCAAACCTCTATGACATTATGCTGCCATTGCTAAATTATTGTTAGCATTTAAAATGACTTTACGTTGTCAACGATTAACTCCAGTAAGTTTTAGTAGCAGTCGAATCTAACTCACCCCCTCAAAGCACATATTAATGTGTTTTAAATGGTGGAGGTGGTGGGTACTGCCCCCACGTCCTCACTAGTTATTATCTTACCTTCAACATTAATTCTTTATAAATTTTGACCTTTTAACAATTCTGTATTTAATTTTAAATTAAATGTTCTAAAGACAATACAGCTTTGATTAGGTGCTTGTGGCGTTTGCACAGATGCAAATGTTTCTTGTCTTTCGTTAATCCAATATACAACCATATAAACTATCTCACCTTCTACTGTGCCACCTTCTTTACCATAACTCACATTAACAGGTGTAAAATTGTTATCATCAGCCCATCTTTCAATTTCACTTGTGGTACTACATACTGTTGGTATTGATTCCCACCAAAAATTATAAGTTTTTTGTTCTGCATATACTCCTGTCATTAACAGTAAGTATATTGTAAGTATTAATTTTTTCATTATTCCCTTTACTATTAAGGGCCGCAAGAAAGTAATTAGTCCTAACTCTTGTCCTTATTTTGCTTTTCATAATATTTATAAAAATCATTAATACTCTCTAACAATTTAGGCTGAAAATCTTTAGGGTCTTTCTTCCAAACTTGCACAGCACCGTCTTCAGCTACTAATAAAACAACGATTTGTTCTATTGGCTTTCCGAATAACTCCTCATACATAATAGCATAGGCTGTGGTCTGTAAAAAATAGTTTTCTACCCAAGCTTCTTGTCGTTCTTTGTTGGCAGATTTGAAGTCAATTACAGATAGTTTACCATTAAATTCAGCAACACAATCAACTTGACCTGCAATAGTTAACTTCTTACTATACATTTGGTGTTCTAATAAATGTATGTTATCAATTTGGTCAACATAAGGTTTGATTAATCTAAACATACCTAAAGGCAATACATCTCTTGTTACTGGAGTTTCACCCTTTATATAATTTTCTACTAATTTATGTAAGGAATTACCACGTCTAGCAGCTCTTCTCATTTCCCAATTGGCAACATCTTCACCTATTGACTCACGCCATTTTTTTAATTCTTCTGTTTTCTTTAAAGACAGAATTGTTGTCACAGATGGATATTGTTGTCCATCTATTTCATAAAATCTAATACCACCTACATTACGTCTTTTAGGTTTTGGTAATTTAGTCTTATCTATATCTACAAATTTAAATTTCATAATATATCCTATGTTATCTATTCATTATACCATAATAAAATCAATCTGTCAACCTTATATGCCTTTTTGCATATATTGATCTATGATCTTATCTTGTTCTCTTTTTTGTTCATTATTAAGACGTTCATTCTCTCAGCTAGGATCGTAAGGTTCGTATATAGTTTTGCCAGCATCATCTCTGTATGCTCTTAATACCTGTTTTCTATTATCTTCAGGATTCTTATACGAACAATGTATCCAACCGCTGTTAGGTTCTTCTGGATTATGGTATTCCAATATCAGTTGGTCAAAGTCTAAATTTTCTATAATATACTTTGCTAGTTCTGAATTTGGTAGACCAAATATCTCAAAATCCGCAGCTTGGCCTTTGGCATGCTGAGATTTCATACTTGAACCTATCTTCACACACAGCTCAGGTGATCTATAACCACTTGACACAGATACTACTTTATCATAATGATTTCTGATTTTTTGCAGTATATTTTCACATAGTTTTTTTAAGTTATCCATATGGTCTTCACTAGGATTATTACTTATACCATGCCTGTCAGCTGTTTGTGAGGCTGTCATTTCTTTTAATGAAAAATTGTCTGTTAGTTTCATTTTATCCTCTCGTTAATTTGAGTATTTTTTCTATTTGAGCCTTAATAATTGGACCTCTATTTGGCCAATGTATATATGGTTCATCACTCTTTGATAGATTGTAAAGAAAAGGTAATATTACTTTCTCTATATCTTTAAATCTATTTTTTACATCTGCACTTTCTAGTTCTTTTGTTACAGTTTCTTTTTCTGCAACGATCTGCATTACTTCGTTCATCATTGATCTAATAGATGATACATCATCTTTCACTTTTGCTAATTCTAAAGATTGATTATCAAGTGCTGATAAATCTACTTTTGGTTGTTCTGTATCTGTTTTAGGTGCAGAGGATACAGCAGTAAAACCATAGTCTTCATCCATATCAAAGCCACGCATATAATCAGGTAAGTCTTTTACCATTTTTTCCTCTTTCTATGTTTTGCTATTACTTGTTCTGTTTTGGATTGTTTGATTGTCTTTTTTCCATATCTTGCCGCTAGTGCGCTTTTAGGGTGTGCCTCTGCAATTCTACTTAAATTGTCTTTCCAGCCTCCATCGGTCTTATGAGTTATGCCTCCGACACCACCTACTATATTTATTGATGTGATAACCTGACGAAGGTTCTTATTTTTCTCTAAATATGTATCTAATTCACTCATAGATAACCACTTATCGTGCTGTTTCTTTGTTCTTTTGTTCTCAAAAGTATAATTAGGCATCGTCTTCTTCTTCCTCTATTCTTCTTAATATTTGTTCTTCATTAAAACCCATCATCAATATATCGTGTAGAGAGTAATTATCCTCATTCAAACCATCCTTTAATATTTGCTCTTCAGCAGGTGTAAACAATCTAATCATACCTTTATCTCTAGCAAGTCTTTCATTTTTATGTAACCTAGATTGTTTTAATCCTATGTCCAATATCTTTTGGTCTTCTTCTATTGCTTCGTGGAAATATTTTGTCATTTTACACTTCTTTTTAAATCATCTCTATTATTTACAAATACTCTAACAAGCCGTGAAACATCTACCGACTCTTCTTTTAGAGTTTTTGGATTTTTAAACAAAACTCTGCTATCATTTACTTTTAAGATGTGTTCACCATCTTCTATAATTGCATCGTCTGTATGTTTACGCCAATCGTGTGAGCTATATATTGTCATTTTGTGTGGCCTCCTTATACCATTGTGGCATTACTGATGGTGATTTCCAAGTAGCAAATGCTCGTTTCTTTTCTATATAATATTTTCTGTATGAACCAACAACATCACCAGGTATTTTACATTCATCAGGCATCGCTGGTGTAGGATCACTACCAATAACATTTAGTGGCGAGTTATCAGGTGGTTCTCTCAATATGTCTTTTAGTTTTCTAATAGTCATATGATCTCTGTCGTGGTTATATCTTTTTTTAAATTCTTCATTAAGTTCTAGCATATGATTGTACAACCATCTGTAATTGTATGTACTACCCATTACCCAAACTGTACTAGGATGTTTAGTGTGACTTGCTTTGTACAATATCTTTTCCATATTATTGTTAGGGTGTAACCATCTTTTTATCTTTCTACCATTGGCTGTCTTGTCATAATATTCTGTACCGTCTTGTATTCTATGTGTAGTACATAACATCTGAGCTGACTCAATAATCATTTTACATACGTGCTTGTCACAGCACATTCTAGCTGCAACAACAGGGTCTTTGTCCAAGTAAAATATATTCATTTTTATATCCTTCCAAAGTTATAAGCAAGACTAATTCTATCAGTATCACTATTAGATTGTTCAACACTATGTCTTAATGATGATCTAAACAATATCAATCTACCAGGTGTTGGTGGATAGTGTACAAGTTTGTGTAAAACTTGACATCTTAAATCATCAACATTTTCCAAGCCATCACTTTCAAATATAGTTCTAGCATCTGTTTTAGGATTTGCTTTCAACACTAGAATACCTGATAGTGTTGAACCTGGATGAGTATGAAACTCTTGGAAATCTTTCTTTTTGTAAATGTTAAACCAACCATTTTGATATTTTAGTTTGTCTTTAGAACCTATCTTTTCGGAATATAAATTTGCTTGTTCCAATGCCCAATCGTTTATCTCTTTAAATTTTTCATCATTTATAATATTGTGTGTGCTATGTGTATTGTAAACTGTACTTATCCAATTATCACCACCACGTTCAATTGTTTTTTGTAAATCATAACAATGGTCAATAAGTGGTTGACATTTGCCATGCCAATCTGAATAGGAAATGATAGTTGGAAACCAATATTCTAAATTCATATGTTTAATATATCACTTTTTAGGGCCTTTGTCAAGGTTAATTATGTATGTATTTTCTATGAAAATCAATATAACTATCCTTATTTTTTAAGTAATCTAGCCATTTTTGTTTTCTTTGGTCTAATGCTTTGATGAAAGGGTCCCACTCTTTTTTATAGATTTCAATATTTTTATCATTGTACATATCTAACCACTTTGCTGTAGTGAAATCACCTGGACCCCAATTCATACCAGCAGCAATTGCTTGTAGACCACCAGCTGTTTCATAATGGTAATCATAATCTCTTTGACAAGCATATGTAAAGAAACCTACGTGGAACATTGCTTTTAAATCTATCATATTAGGTTCCCATTCTTTATCTCTATTTGCTCTCCAATATTCTGTATCATCTCTATTAGATAATGCATAGTGCATGGCCACAAATTCAGCAAAGTTTCTAAACAATCTTTTAGATTGGAAAGTATAGTTATCTCTATCCCACTGTGTAACTATATCTCTTTTTAAATTTCTTAACAATCTAAACAAAAATTCGTGTACAGAATATAATCCATTACTCTCTAATGGTTCAATAAATCCAGCAGCTAATCCAATAGCTGCAACATTCTTAACCCATAATCTCTTATGTATACCAACTCTCATTTTTAATTTTTTAAACTCTAGTTCATCTGTACCCAAATGATTTTGTAATTGTTTTAATGCAGTATCGTCATCAACAAACTTATCTGAATACACATAACCTGTTCCTATTCTTTCCCATTGTGGTATGTTCCATACCCAACCGTTCTCTATGGCTGTACAATTTGTGTATGGTACAAATTCTTTTTCTTTATTAGTATATGGTTTTCTTGTTGCCCAAGCAGAATTGTTTGGTAACATATCGCTGTAAGATGTAAATTCTTCTTTTAGTGTTTCACCTAATAGTAATGACTTGAAACCTGTACAATCAATATACATATCTGCTGTGTGTGTATTGTTTAATGATTTAACACCATTCTCATCTTGCTCTACAGTTTTTATATCTTCTTTAATATGTTTTACACCTCTAGGAATACAATAGTTATCTCTTAACCAAATAGCAAACATTGTAGCATCAAAATGATATGCAGTGTGTCTATCAAAATCAAACGGAAACTTATCAAATTCATTGTTTGGATAAAATAGTTTACCTGAATTGACCATAGCCATTTGTGGATAATGACTTTCTGCATAATCTGATCTAGGTGTATCAGGATAAAAATATTTTTTATAATACCAATCGTTTAATACTGCTTTGTTTTCTGTTACAAATGGTTGACCAAATGGATAATGAAAACCTCCGTCACCTTTTGTGTAAAAGTCTGTAAATTTTATACTTAATTTGTAACTACCATTGGTGTGTTTCATAAAATCTTTATCATCTATTCCCAAATAGTTTGTCCATTGTTTAATACCACCTACTGTACTTTCACCTACACCCACAGTAGCTATGTTAGGTGACTCTATTAATGTTACTTCTTTGTCGGGAAATTCGTGTTTAAGTGTAGCAGCTGTCATCCATCCAGCACTGCCACCACCTACTACTAAAAATGATTTTATACTTTTCATACTATATTATAACAAATCTAATCAATTTGTCAATCCTTATTCATATCCATTATTTGATTCATTTTAATTTTTATCTCATCAGGGTTCATTTTTTCTAAATCTTTTGGTGATGCATTACTACCAAATAATGCTTTTAATATCACAGCTTGTTTCTTTTTATACTTATCGTTCTTTTTTACCAAGTTTTTTATTCTTGTATTCAAGTTATCTTTTTTCTTTGATTTTACATCTTCTCTACTCATACGCCATTGTCTTAATGATATATTAGCAGCAATTAGTAGTAGTACAGCTAATGGGTCAAATACGAATATAAGTATTAATATGATTATACGAACGGCAGAATCAAAATGATCTTGTGCATTATCACCATAAATCAACTCAGCAACGTACTTCAATGGACCCACATCCGCTTCTAATTTTAATTGTTCTATGGTTATTGACGATTTGGAATTGTTCAAATCTGCTATTTTTTCCATTGCTTCGTCTATTGATTTATTCAACAACTCTCGTTCTTCTTTTTGTTTCTTACGCTCTTTTAGTCCCCTACTAACATATTCTTTACTAATGTAAACATCAAGTGCTTTATCTAATTGGTCAAGCGTTCTTTCTGCTCTTGTAATAATTGCTTCTTCTTGTTTAATCTTTTTATCAATTAATGCTATTTGTTCTATATTACCTGCTGTAGGTTTGACTTGATCTAGGTGTGCCTTTGATAAGAAACCAAAGATACCTATTGATGTTATGAATATTAATATTATGATTGCTGAAAATAGATATGCTTTTAATGCTCTAGGTATTTCTGAGCGCCAGTTATGATATAACCAAGATGCCGCCACTAACTTACCTATCTCTAGTGCAGAACCCATAGCAATAATTGGCACTGCGGCACCAGCAAACAATGTTGCCAATCCAAGTATAGAATAACCAGCTGCTATTAATGAGATAGCAATAGCTGATAAAAAAGTTAGTATTGTTAAAAACATCTATTCCTTTGGTTTGTTCTTCGGTGCGACCTTTGAATCCTCTTTAGTATTTATATCTATAACACTTGCTTTATCTTCTTGTTTTCTAATAGCATCAACTATCCAATTTACTCTTTCAGCATAATCTTTTGTAGTAGAATATGCCTTTAAAGTCTTAATTAATATCTTAGCATCTAATGACTGTCCTGTTACCAACATTTTTGTTCTTTCATTTCTAAATTCTTCGTATGCTGGATGATTGTTTAATAGTTCTATAAAAAACTTTACCGATTGACATTTTGTATCAAACTTTCTAACACCCCAACCTTTCCATTTAGTTCTACCCTCAATTAATAAATGTGGTATTTTCTTATCATATGTTCTTATACCAAATAGATTGTTTGCTTTTAAAGCAAATCTACTTGTACCCCAACCTGACTCTAATGCTGCTTGAGCAACAATCATTTCTATTGGTACTCTTTCAAATCTTGGTGTTTCAAAGTTTACCCAATCAACACACTTACGAACAGCAGCAACAAATTGTATATCATTTGTATATTCAAAAGATGGTTCTTGTAAACCTAATGCATTTGCCCAATGTGTGTAAAAACTTTCTATATCTTTCTTTATCAAGTGTTTTGTATATGGATTAGGAAAAAATGTTCCTATGATAAACATAAAGAATATCACCATTATACCTGTTAATACTTTTTTTACTACGTTATTTTTTATCGCTTGTTTCACCATAATCATCCTCCGTTTGAAAGTTAAACACTGCAATCACCCGTCTATCATTTTTAGCTGGATAACTTGTAGCGTGATAATGTTTACCATCAAATATTAATACTTTATATTTTTCTGGTTTGATTGTCTTAAATAAATCTAATGGATTTTTTATATGTTCGTCTATTGACATTGTAGAGTTTTTAAAATCTGTGTCTTTATAAGTTTGTTTAAATATATGTGTATCACCTTCACAATCATTTAAATATATTATACCTAGTTTATGTGGCATTTTAAAATCAATGTGTGGGTCGCCGTGTTTATAATCAAAACAATTAACATTTAAATTTAAACAACCTCTCATCATTGTTTTTATTTTTAGATTAACTGCATCACAAGCTCTTAATAATATATTTTCAAAAAATGAAAACTCATCTGATTTTTTAAAATCTGTTACCATAGGATCATCAGCTCTAGGCATTAACATATGACTAAAAAATAAAAACTTCTCTGTTGTAGATACTGGTTGAAAGTACCAAGGAAAATCATTTGACAATATATATTTTTCTATATGTTCTTTTTCATTATCATTTAGTATATTTTTTATTTCCCAAATCTTATGATTCATACATACCTTTTTTGATAAAAGATTTTAATTGTTTAGTATCAAATTTAGTTTGTATTTTTAAAGCTTTGTACAGAGGTTCTTTTGTTGGTCCAGTAAACTCTAACTCGGTAATGTTATTAAAGGTAACGATACCTTTTAGATACATCTCAACTACAGTTTCCATTTCTTTAATTGATTTATCTTTTGGTATTAGTTTTGTTTTGTAAATACCTTTACCCTTAACTAACCCTTTTAATATATCAATATGTTTTTTTAATAATCTCACGTTTTCCTCACAATATAATCATAGTAACCGTGTAGTGTATCTATTTTCTTTTGACAGAATATTAATTGTTCATTCTCTCTGTATTTACTCATTCTCTTAAATAACTTTGTTGATTGTTTCTTATTATAGTTACTTAAAATATCTTCTTGTAGATTACCAGAATAGTAAACTAGTTCGCCTTTAGGTTTCTCTAAAAACTGCTCTAACTTTTCTAATGATTCTTCTATTGGTTTTTTAAGATATGCGTCCTTAAACTTTTTTACTCTCACCTTCTTCATAATATAATCTTTCTATTTAATTTAAAGTCGTAGTCCGATTGATTTTAACTTTGGTTCAAAGCTATAAAACAATTTATTGTGATTGCCACTATCACCTTTATTAGCCATTTGATACAGATGTACCATTTCGTGTCCTAGTGTGTCCACAAAATCTTTTTTACTTTTATAGACTGGTTGCATTTGTAGTCTATACACCCTTGTCCCTTTTCTTTTCCATTCTAATACTTCTACTAATCCGTAACAATATCTTTTTCTATCTCTTATCTGTTTAATTTCTATTTGATTAAATGGTGAGAGTTGACCTTCAAAGATTGTGTCATTAATTAGTTTGAAATACTTTTTAATGTCTTTAAAATTTGTATAATATTTTTCTCTACTACTCAATACTGTGTTGAGTCGTTTCTTTATGACTGATAGTTTTTGTTTTTTGTTTTGCATTATAGATAACCTTTTAACCACATATAACCCATTACGAGTGATGTGTAGATAATATACTCCCACAATGTTATGTCACCAAATTCGTGCATAATAAATTAACAATCGTCTTTGATTTCGCTGTCTTTTAAGAGTTCACACTTTAACTCTTTGTCAGCTTTCATTCTTAATTCAGCAGCAACACCTTCTAATATTGTAGGAAGGTACTTCTGTAAAATAACTAATGACTCAATTGTAAATTGATGTGCAAGTTTTTGTAGTTCTTGCTCCATTAACTTACTAATATCTACGTTGTTGCCTTGTATAGTATTGGTTATTACATTAGCAACTACTGCCTTATTGTATTCATCAGCCTTAACTGAATTGGCAATGGAGCTCAAACCCCACCACAATATGGCTAATAATATAATCAACTTCTTCATAATATATCCTCCTCGTTTATATATTTAGTATATAAGGATTATTGGTCAATGTCAAATAAAAAATTGGTCAAAAAGTCATTGATTTTATTGACTTTTTAGGGAGGGCGTAAGGGGATTTTATAAGAAAACCCCCTAAAAATCTATCTTTTCACAAATTCATCCGTCCAATTAAACGCTTCTTTGACTACCGATTCGGTTAATCCTTTAAAAGCTTTGTTTAGACTTTTGTTTTTGATGTTTAACAGAACCTTAGCATCGTCTTTATGTAGACCCTCTAGTAATTGAATAAACAATGTTTCTTTTCTAACTCTGTTAACTTGGTTGTTACCACCGACAATATAAACATATAATCTCTTTGCTTCGTTGAATAAAGATGTATGTTCTGTACCAGCTGGCGCCTCATTTTCCATATAAGGTGGGTCACCTGCGGGTAAATCAAATTTAATCCTAGGATCAAAACCTGCCTTACATAACTGTCTCAAAGATTGACTATCGTTTTCTCTCAAAACAGCAATCTTCTTTGCTTTGTCTTTAGCATTATTAATTTTTGTAAATAATTCGTGCACTAAAGGCCTTGATGAGCCAGATGTTCTACTAACAGCCGCCATCGCCTTTTTACTCATAAGCTGAGGATGTCTATTTTCGGTAAGTTGTTTTTCTTCTGCCATAATTCACTCCAAATATTGCAATATTAAAAATCATTAATGTTAGTCATTAACGCTTTAAGTTTATGTTTCATAAAGTATGGCAATAGTTTGGACCTATTGTTCACTTTATAACTCATATATCTATTTATAATAGTATTTACTAGAGGTTCAGGTATTTGTTCCAAGTCAATTAATGTCTTATTTCTTTGATAAAACTTCTTGGTTTCTGACCCTAATGGAATATTATCTACATTTGCCCACTCCTCTAATCTCTTTTTATTGATAGGTCTTTGTTTCTCACCTACCACAAACACATCATCATTACTTAATATGTTTGGTACACCATCTGATCTATCACCTTTGATGATCTGTTCGTGTAAAAATCTTTTTGGATTTGCATCTTCTATAAATTTCTTTTGTATAGGTGCATATTGTTTTACATTTGCATACTTCTGTAACTGTATGAAGTCTTTATCACCAGATACAATTAGAATATTTTTCTCTTTAGGTGCAAGTTCTCTTACCAATGTGCCTATAATATCATCTGCTTCTGCTGTATCTATGTGTAACACCATATACGGAAAGTTTTCTTGTATCTCAACTCTTATATCATTAATAACTTCAAATATGGATAACCAATTGGTTGCAGAGTCTTCTCTATTTTTCTTTCTAGCATATTTGTAATTTGGAAATATGCTTCGCCTCCAGGTATTACTTGCATCTGCACATAATATTATGTCTCCGTATTGTTCTCCAAACTTTAACTTGTAACCTCTAATAGAATTAATTACCATATGTCTAATTACATCTTTGTCAGGCATTTCTTCAGCCTTACCTCTAGTTTGAGCCATAAGGTTTGAAATTAAAACTTGGTTTAAGTCAACTAATATCATAAGTATTTCTTTTTATACCATTTGTAAAATATTTTATCTGTAAATATCTCTGCAATCTCACTTGCAGGTACTTGGTCACTTCTAATACACTCTGCCAAAGACTCATACTCATAAGTATCCACCTTACGAGTCATTTTCTTTTTAGACTGTATCGTCCCCAAAGTAATATGGGTTCTTCTTTGCTTCTCTTTTTCTAAGCTCATTTTCTATCTCTTCCCTTTTGATTTTGTTTATTACTAAAAATGCAATAAAGAAACCAACAACGGTTACTGTACATCCTATAAATCCTAAAAGCAATCCGTGTTCTAAATCTAACATTACAAATAATTAGCCCAATGCTTAGGCTTTTTACCTTTCAATTCATCTTTTAAAACTTTTATTCTATGTTTTAAACCATCAATGGTAGTGTACATCCAACCACAATCACTTGGCTCAACTTGTTTTTTAAACCAACTAATAGTATCTTTCAATACTTTAATTTGTTTTTCTACTTCTTTTTTTGTCATTTAGTATCCTTCCATAATTAGGCCATCCAAATTTGTCTGGCGATTCATCAACATACCTCCAACGAATAACTCCTGTATTAGGATTTCTTTCGTAGATTTTTTCTCTATTTTTTTTCTTTTTCATACTGGTAATACTCCTAAACTTTCAAATTGTGTAGACCAATCTCTACAAATGTCCATAACTCTTTTTCTATTTTTAAAATTAACTTTTCTATTATCTAATAGTGTTTCAAATAATTTATCAATACCAGCACCTAATTGTAAGTTTATATGTTTCTTAAATTTAAACTTCTTAAATTCTTCAAATGAATTGACAACATTGTGCTTTTGAAATGGCTCATTCAATTCGTACCAATCTTTATTATAGAAATAATCCCTAATACTAAATGCCAAATAAGGTGTAATTAATTGTTTATTATTATTTCTAGCTATTCTTTCGTGCCATAGATAACCAGCTTGATTATAGTAGTCAAAATAATTATCTCTAAACTCATCAAATTTTTGTTTTGTTTTACCTTTAGTATAATGTAAAATAGCTTTCTTACTTATACCATAGTAACCATCTGCTGCCCATCCACTTATTACTGCCTTCTCTTTTATCTCTGGATATACATATAAGAACGGAAAGCAACATTCAAAATGTGTTTTCTTTTTACACAATATTTCTTTAGCAAGTCTAAAAAAATCTTCTTCTATCTTATCGGTAGGTACAACTACAACTTTATAATCCCAATTAAACTTCTCTGCAACTTCTACAGCTTTTTGTGAGTCGTAAGTTGGTTGACCTTCTAAATGAAAAGTATAAGCAGTTATCTTTTTACCTAACCTATTGGCAGCGAATGCTGTAGATAAACTATCAACACCTCCAGATAACAATACAGCAACCTCACTATCTACTGTTTGGCCTTGTATTTCCTGTGTTAATAGTTTGTCTATCACGTTTTAAATGGGTCTTTTTTAATAAAATACTTATTTAACATTTCCATCTGATCGTCATATTCTGCTATAATACCTAATTCTTTTTCAATAGTTTCAATGTAGTCAGGATGTTCTGCAACACCTACACTATTTTGTAATAAGTTCTCTACATTGACTCTATGTTTTTCTATATGACCCTCAGCGTGTTTCTTTATCGCTTCTAATAGTGAATCTCTTAATGACATATAATTCCTTTGTTGTTTAGATTATGTATGTGGCGTGTTTGCATCACGCCACACACTTGGATTACTAGTTAATTGGCGCTAGTTCTGATCTCTTTACAGAAACCTTGTGGTTGTTATACTTGAATTTAGTTCCGTATAACGCTTTAATACCAGCAGCAACTATTGCTCTTGTAGGAGCACCAATTCTGTAGTATGTTTTACCAGCCACTTTATTACCGTAGACCATATAGCCTTCAGCTCTTAAAGTGTCAACCATTGATCTTGGTGATTCCAATTCAAATTTATTTTGAATTGTTGACCAAGCAACGTTTTCACCTTTTTGTAAAAGGTTTAAAACTTTCTGTTTCTTTGAAAGTTTTTTTCTGCCTCTAGTTTCAGCAGTTCTTTTAGTTACTTTTACAGTAACTAGTTCGTCTTTAACGAACAGGTTTTTAATATAATTAAACATTATATATTACTCCTTTTTATATTTGAGTTTAACAAAACTATTTTACAACCTGTTAAGGCGATTCCTATGGAATTTTGTTTATTCATCTAAATCCTTGTCTGCATCAAATAATACACCAGTCTGGTTTAGATCATTTAATTCTTCTTTGACATCTTTACTAATTGGTTTGGATGTCATTGCTTTTAATACTGGTTCATAGTTAATTTTAGCTTGTGGTTGACCTGATTTATTATCTTTTAGAATAACCATCTTATCTGATAGTGTTTGTGCTGGATGTTTTAATCCAAAATCTCTATATATCATACCACGCATTACATCTACTAATAGTGCTAAGTCTTGCATAAATACATTTGATTGAGTCTTCATAGCCAAATCAACAAACTGTTTTAATAAATTCATACTAATATCATCTACTGCTGTTTCAACAAATTTTTTAGTTTGTTGTTGTTTTATTTGTTTGGCTACCTTCTCACCCATTTTACGTCTTTGTTCATCAAGTTCCCTACTTCTATGATTAACAATCCGTTCTGTTGGAAAGTGTATTATTTTATCATCACTCACTAATAATCTCACCTTTAAAATTCACTTTCCCTTGTTTTTCAAAATATTCTACAAGTTGATTATAACCACCAATTAATTCATCATCTATTTTAATCTGTGGCATTTGTCTTACCTGTTTGCCAATATCTTCTAACATCTTATCAACAGATTCAAATGATTCCATTGTTTTTTCTTCATAGTCAAGGCCAAGTCTTTTTACAAGACCCTTGGCCTTGGTACAATAGGTACAATTGTTTTTACTGTATATTACTATTTTCATTTTCTTTACCTATTAAGTTGTCATAAGCAACTTTAGCTTTTTCTTTTACGTTATAAGCATCAACTGCTTCTGCTATTGTGAAATTGTACATTTTATTGTACTCACCTAATGGTAATCTCAAACCAATCCACGCTCTATAATAACCGTTTTTAGTTATTGTTACATCTTTGGCAAAGATTTCATAACCTCTAACAGGTGTATCTTTAATCAAGTTAACGATAACTGATTCTACTTCCGATACAGTTGTTTTGTTATGTTGTTTTCCCAACTCTGTAATGAATTGTTTTGATGATTTGTTCATCTCACCTTTAACAATATCAGCAAGTTCTGCCTTAGCAATCATCATACCTTTTTCAATCGCCAAGTTTAGATCAGGTGACACTGCAGTACCGACACCAAAGATACACATTCTATCTTTGTCTTTACCAAATAAAGGTGTATCACACGCTTTACTTTCAGAAAAGTCAGCCATATACCATTTTGGTACTTCATTTAAGACTTTACCCTTCTCTGACTTCATCTTGTAAGAACCAGCACAATTGGCTACTAATAACCCTGCTGCGATGATACCTACTATTTTACCATACTTCATCATATATTAATTTACCTCACTTTTTATATTATATACTAGGTCTTGCATTTTGTCAAGTCCTAAAGATATATAGTCTAAAAACTCAGAACCCGATATACCCGTAACAATTACAAAAACTAGTGAGATTATGATTAAATTTTTAATCATTTTACCTCCCATTCACCGTTCTGTTGTAAACACACTTTTCCGAACGACTTAAAAGCGTGATTTGGTCTACTGTACATTCTACAGTATTCAGGTGTTGCTACATCTCTATAATAAAATTGAGCAAATAGCTGCCAATATGAAGGACCATCTACAGTTTTTCTTCCATCAGCACACTCTAAAATTTCTTCTTTAATAATTGTATTATCAGTTTCTTTTATAATCACTTTTACATAACAATATTGATCTGCTGCGTCTTTAGGTTCAACAGTTGTAATTTTGTTATAATAAACTTTATCGCCGTCTTTTTCAATTTTTTCTATTTTATCTAATATCTCTATTACTTTTACATTCTCAACAGGATATGTCTTCTCTGACAAGTCACCATTTTCATTACCAAATACATATGTACATATTAGTATTGCAAAAATTGTGTACATCATTAGAGTTAAATATTTTCTAGGATCAAATGGCATTAGTTTTTTTCTACCCATCTGCCATCTGGCATTTGACACGCAGTACCAAAGTTTACTTTTCTATTGATACCTCCAATACCTATTAAAGGCCATTGGTTTGTTATGTCAACAGTTGATTCATAATCTTTACATTTAATTGTTTCAACCATATATGTACTTGTAGTTTTTATAATTCCACTATTACCTGTATTTGTATTGTACCAATTAGTGTATGTAGAACCATTAGGACTTTTGTTCATATGGTCAACAAACATTGCATTGTGTACATCAGCATCTGACTTGTACATAATATCAGCACCAACAAATGCACCAGTCACAGCACACGCAGCGATGGCATAAGGATTTTCTACTCCCAAAGCGACACACGAGCCAGTTGTAGTCGTGGCACCAAGAGTGGCACCAATGTGACTACGATTACTGGCTGCGCAGTTATTTAACAACAAGAGAGCAATTAAACTTAATAATATTTTATGCATATGTTTTATTGTAGTCTGTCCAGTATTCATTATAACTTTTTCCAAAACCGATTTGATAAAATGTATCTAAAGGGTTAACTGTTTGATAAACACTCAATAGTTTATCAAAGTTAACATCAACATTTTCATATGACTTTGGATTTTCTTCTTTATTCTTAATATGATCTTTAAAAAAGTTGATACGATTTTCATAACATACTTTTCTAGTTGTAGATTTTTTCTTATCTTTCTTTTTCTCTATATCAAACTCAACGAATAGTAACTCTTTTGTATATTGAAACATATTATTCCTCCATTTTTAGTTTAGTGATTATATAATAACATAAAAATATCGTATTGTCAATGCCTAAAATAGTCAATAAAATCAACATTTTAAATAAGAACAAAACGAGAACATCCATAATTATGACGTAAAATCCATTCCAGAATCTCTTATTTTAGTACATAATTCTGGTCCATTTACACTTTTAATTATGTAATAATCTTCTGTATTATCAATTACATATTTTCTAGTAAACTCATTCTCTTTCCAAAAGGTCTCAGCTCTAGCTGTGATGGGCCTGATAAAAGCAGTCCCATCATTTTTACTAGTATAAACAAAATCCTTACTGTTCATTACTATCCTTAAAGATTTTATTCCAAGGCCATTTCTTTTTCGCTTCAGCCCAACTCTTTTTTTGATATGCCTTTGACTTCTCTATTTCCATAGAAATGTGATTACCTACTTTACTTGGTATTTCACTAACAGCCGTAGCAAATTCTTTTGGTGTTACTTTTTTTTCATCTGCACTTGCCATATTCATTGATACAAGAATTACTGTAACCAATGCAATAGCAAATAGTAGTGATTTTTTCATATTCCACATTACGTTTTCCTTCCCATAGTTTTAAAATCAGCTTGATCTACAATTTGGTAGTTACCCTTATTGTAAGCAATGCCGATGGTTTTACCTTCAGGCAATTTTACTTTTGGTAAAGTTCTCTTTACACAAGCGCCTGGGATTCTATCACTTGTTGGTATAGAATTTCTTGGTAGACCGTTGATGTCTAATGTCAAATCAGGTAAATCAAAACCTGATAAAGTCTTTTTGAAAGACTCTCTATTAATGCTTTTATATGTTTCTTTTATCTTTTTCTTTTTCATTGAAATAATGGTGCTAGTAATATTGATAATATCATTGTAGGTACAACAATTGATAATGGCCAAAAATCTAATAGTTCTTTCCACAATACAACTTTGTCCTGTTTCTTTTGTTTTTTAATACTTCTTTTGATTTCTACCATAAGTTTATTGATAGGTTCGCCTTTTTGAAAGTTAGGAAAACCAAGATCATTACACATAGCAACTTGATTGTAAACTTCTGATATAGTTTTTTTATTTACTTCTATTGTAATTGTTTTAGCCATAATAATAATTTAATATACCCATTGAATAAATTGCAAGTGATATAGCATTCAATACAATCAATGCTCTATCGTGCCATAGTAAACCAACAGTTAACCAGCCAATAAAACCTATGTTTGCAATCAACATATTAATTGGATAGATGTCAACTGCAGTAAACATCATAGCAGTAATTAATATAATACTACTTGCCCATTTGATATACCAAGACAAATCATATCTAGGTGTAACTTTTTTGTACACTCTGGTAGAATTAAGTTTGGCTATCTTACTATCTAATTTTTCTTCTATCGGTTTAATCTCACTCATACCTATATAATATCAGGATTTTTAGAATTTGTCAATAGTAGTGTAAAACCCCTTATTTTACAATAAAAAGACACGCTAGGATCAACGCTGAGCAGGTTTCCTAACACTCTTTGATACTTATATACCCCCCTTTTTTTCATCATTTTTCACTGTCTGGTTGTGTGTCATTTCATTCTCTAACTCAAGCATATTGTGTATTTCTGATTGTACTTTTGCCCACTTATCAAACTCATCAATCTCAGCTTGTATCTTATCTTTAAATGTAATTAGATCATCTTTGGCATCTGCTATCTTACCATCATCAATCTTATCAATGACCGTATCTAACATATCTACCGTTGCTATTTCGTTTATCATTTTTCCTCCTGTACATCTGTGTTAACAATTAAATCGTCTTCTTCTTCACTTTCAGGATCAGAAGTTACCGTACCAACATATTCTGAATTGTGGTCACCTGTACTCACATCAATGTAATCTGTATCAACATCTGAATCTGTGTTTGTTAAATCAGTATTAATCTTATCGTGTTTAATACCACCATTTTCTAACCACTTGTCAAATGCTTCGTCTTCATTGTCAGCAATAATATATTGATCTAGTTTTAAAGTTTTAATTGCAGATATTTTATATACCTTTTTACCTTTATGTTGTTTATATACATCTATCATATGTCCTCCTTAATTTAGTTTGTAAATATAATCTCTTTTTGTTTTGTAATTTATTGTTAGGTCAGGATCAAAATCTTTTCTAAAACCTTGTCTTTTGTATAACTGACCATAATCGTTAAATAAATTTTTATCACCAGCTGCTGTATCTCCAAATACATCTTCATATGTTTGGTAATACTCATCTGGATATACTATCTCAATACCAGTTGCACCAGTAAAGTTTGTAGCATCTTCTTTGTAACTTTTATTTAATATTTTTTTGATATTTAATAATTGTTTTCTATAATACTTTAGTTTCTCAATAGGAACATTTTTGTATATGGCATCTCCTAACCAAAAGTTTTCTGGATCCTCAGAGTCCATATACTCTCTTTTGTAAACTATATTAAAAGATTTAAAATATTCACTCATTAAAGGTATTTAGCTTTCATTTTGTTTTCTTGTTCTTCTTTAGCATAGAATAAATGGTCACCAATATTGTGTTTCTCTACTACCATTTCTATATTGTCTATGTTTTCTATCTTATTCTCAGCAGTATTCAAATCAATATTACCTTCTAAATAATCATTAGTAATTTTGTCAACTTGTTTCTCTACTGAAGTTTCTATGTATTGTTTTATTTTACTCATTTGTTTTTCCTCCTTATATACACATACTATACAGGGTTATATGGCAGATGTACAGAGTTATTTTGCTAGTAAATTAAGGGTCTATTTAAGATAAAGTAGAACAAAACAAGAACATTTTACTACTTCCAGTTGTCTTTAACCCACTGCTGGTCCGATTCGTGTGGATTAGGCCTACCGTGAAATACACATATCTTTGCATTTGGGTCTTGTTCAAAGGTCCAGTTCTTTTTATGAAATCTTGTTTTACTACGATTAAACCATTTATAAGATTGTGTCCATTCATTTGGAAAGGGTTTCAATAGTTTCTTACCATTGACATAATGAGTTATCACATTTTGGTCACCTTGTAGTTTTCTATGATTTACTCTTTCATTCATATAAGGTTTCCATATTACATCTGACATTACAGCATTGTTCCATTTCATTACGCTAGAGTTGTATGTATTATCTGGTTGACCAAAATCTCTGGTAATACCAAAGTCCATTTCATTACCGTGTTCTACAAAACAATCTATATTTTTTAGTATTACAACATCAAGGTCCATATAGAAGTTAATACCTTCTAACCCTGTGTCAGGATTAAATAGTTGTAGTTTATGCCACCAACCTTCAAAATCGTGTCTAGGAAAAGGTTTGAAGATAATATCACCTTCAATCATTTTATGTATTTTAGTATGATCTGTAAAACAATGAAACTTAAATGGTTTTGTTAAATGTCTTTTGACCATATTGTACAGGTTCTGTACATAGATCGTTTCGTACTTATCACCATAATATACACAGCATACATTAATCATTTTGTACTCTCAATGTATTATATGCAACTCCAGTTTCTATCTCTTTTAATGTGAATTGATTTTCTGCTACAAATTTTAACCATTCATCCATAGTTTTTCTACCAGGTCTTAATGGTTTTTCTATAAACTTTAAATCGTGTGAGGCAACTGGTGCAGCAACATTACTTGTATGTGTTATTATTGGTACTTTATTAAGTACAGCATCTATAGCTGATAAACTCATATTTGTAACTAAACAGTGACAATCTATTAACCAATCTTTTATATCTGTATTCCAAAATTCATTATTAGGTCTAGGTTTGTTTCTAACTTTTATTTCTCTTTGACTGTACTTTCTTAAATCTTTTGTAACTGTTTCAATCCATTGTTCCTGTGACATACCATTTATATGCCAAGTTACTGTTGGTGATGATGGACATAACAAAATATGTTTTACCTCACCAGTATACCAACCTTTAAATTCAGTATCTATGCCTTGGTTTTTCAATACGTTTAATCTTTGTCCAGTTCCTACTGAACCACGTTTAGTGTGCATACCACCTTTACATATTCTAAAATATGTTTTATCGTAATCGTGTATGATAGGACTAGGGTATCTTGTAATCTGTTGTGTCAAATAACCTACATCAACAAACCACCATTCTTCGTTTTTCTCTTGTACTTGTGCAATCTCTTTTACGTTATTACCACCAAGACCCCAAAAAAAATGTATGGGTTTCATAGGTGTATCTTTCCAGCCTTTTTCTATTGCTGGCCATATTTGATGTGATAAACAATCTGCCTTTTGTAATTTATGAGTAATTATCATATATAGCTTCCTTGTTCTTCAATCTTTTCCATGCGTAACCGTTTGTTATTTCTTCTAACGTATATTGATTTGATAGTAAACTATCTATCCATTGTTCTCTATCTGCTGGGTATAATGGATTTTCTATCTCACTTAAATCTGTTAATGATACAGGCACACCCATAGACATCTTATCACAAAAAGATGGTATACCTTCTATTATGGCATCAACACAAGCAGTTGATTGACAAGTAACTACTGCGTGAGCCTTTTGTAATTCTTCTATATATGGAGTTTTACTATCTTTTGTTCTTATTCTTATTTCTCTTTTAGTATGTTTCTTTAAAGTTTCTACAACATTTTTTTCCCAATCAAATAAACCATACCATCTTCTAACGTGATCTGATGGTGGCAATACTAATACATAACTACCATCATATTTAAATGGTTTTAACTTTATATGTTGTTTAAACTTTCCTAATCTTTCTCTATCTGCTTTATTAAGTTTATCTATGTAAGTCAACATCAAATTGTTTTTTGTAATTCTATAAATCTTATCACCAAATAATTTATTTACACCATGCTTTTGTTCTTTAAAATAATATGCATGGTCAAAATGATAAAAGGTATGTGTAGATTCTTTACACTTTCTAATTATCTCACCAGTTCCTCTTAATATACCAAATACCACACACGGATATTCTAAATGATGTTTTAATGATTCCCATTTAGTCATCTCATACTTATCAACTTCTGTTTGCTTTTCGTGCATAATACCATATGCACTTTTAACAAAAGCTCTTATAGGTACATCTGTTAATTGTCTTGTAGAAAAACCTTGTATCATCTTAATCTAATTTGAAAACACTCCGAATAATATTTGTACCAGTTTGTAGAATAATCACAATGCTCATATTCTGAAAACCAAGGTCCACCTTCTGTAAAATGAACATTCTTTATATCATCTTTATGTTCATATTCACCTGCTAACCAATTCCATTCTAATGGTAATTCACCTATCAAGTCTTCACTTTCTAACCATTTGTATTGATGTAATTCTAAACCACTTGCACTATTTACATATTCAGGTGTTAGTGTTGTACACTTTTTACAATTCATCAACATAAAACTAGACCAATTTTTTTTAGGATATGTTGTTTGTACTTGATTTAAAAATTTTACTTTACTCTTTGGTGTGTAATCGTGTTTACAAACTTGTACAGCATATTTGTCATCTCTCAAACGCCATAGTTCTGCTATATCTGCTTCCATTAACATATCACAATCCATAAACAATGCCCAACCTTGATAGTTCATCAAATGTGGTATAATAAATCTACTAAATGAA